ATCCATCGTCAGGCAGCCAAGTCTGCAATTATCACGGAGAGCATTAAGGTTCGTAACGCTACGCAACTGGTTCCTTATGGCTGGGCTGGTAGTGAGATTCGTGGTGAACTTCGTGATTTGGAGCTTGATATCTATAAAGACGCAAGTGAGTCATTCAACCACATCATCAATCAGTACCGTACCTTATATAATAAGGTAGGGAATGATAGTGCGAAGATTCAGATTGTACTTCCACAGAAGCTGCGTGGCAGTATCTGCACTTATGAAGTCAATAATGCTATTCAGGAAATTGTGAATCCGAGTCGTGGTCAAGCAGAAGCAAAGGTCACAATCTATGGTGATGGCAAGGATAGGGTGTATACTCTGCGTGAAGGTGATCAGGTCATCATCAACAAGAACAACTATGAGCTTCACACATACAATCTCAAGACAAAGAAAAAAGAAGAGAAGTGTCCGGTGTTCAACGGAAACCGTGGCATTATCCGAAAGATTGAGAGTAGTTTTATCCTGGTTGATTTTGACCAGTGGGGAACGATTTTCATTCCACATTACTTTGGTGGGAATAACATCTGGGCAACACTTGAACTTGCTTATGCTTTGAGTTGTCATAAGTTGCAGGGCAGTGAGGCTCCGTATGTGATTGTTGGCATGGACAACTCTGCGTACCTGATGCTGACGAGAGAATGGCTCTATACGGCCATCACTCGTGCCAAGAAGTATTGTGTGATTTGTGCCGAAACTCATGCTCTTGATCGGGCTGTAAAGACTTCGAGAGTTCCATATAAGCAGACGTTCTTGAAGGAATTTTTACGGAAAGAATTTGCAGAAAAGCATTGACAATTATGTGCGTGTCCTGTATAATATA